AAGATGCTCAACAGCATGGTGATCTCGGTATATCGCAAGATTAATCTTAAGAACAGAAATTCTTGTATGTTCTGTGTCTACAAAGACACATCCCACTGTCCGTAATTTTACCTAATGGCAACGGCGGAATAAAATTCAGCATGCATAAAAAATATAAAATACTTTTGCTTTCTGACCACGCTTTGAGCACCTCCGGGGTGGGGTGCCAAAGTCGTTTTTTAGCGAACGGTTTAGTAGACAAGGGGTGTTGGACTGTAAGACAGTTCGGCGCTGCGATGAAGCACACAGATTACGAGACTGTTGTAGTAAACGAAGACTTCATTATAAAGCCCATAGACGGGTTTGGCGACAGGGACATGCTGCTGCAGACGCTTGCGGTGGAAAAGCCCGACGTTCTTTTTATCTTTACGGATCCTAGATTTTTCATATGGCTTTTTGAGATGGAGGATGAGGTTAGAAGCCTGTGCCCGATCGCATATTGGCACGTATGGGACAATAATCCTCCGCCAACGTTTAATCAGCCCTTATACGACTCATGCGATTTGATAAATTGCCATTCGTACTTCACGTACGATATGGTAAAAAACATGCATCCTAGGAATAAAGATAAAACAAATTTCATCCCACATTCACTGCCTCCCGATATTTTTTTCCCCATGAAACCGCAAGAGACGTCTGAGGCCAAAATTAGAGCGATTGGCCCAGAAAGAAAGGACGATTTCGTTCTGTTTTGGGTGAATAGAAACGCAAGAAGAAAGCGTCCGAACGACGTTCTCTGGGCGTGGAAGATCTTCATGGATAGAGTCAAGGAAAAACACGGCGAAGTTAAAGCAACCCTATTGATGCACACAGACCCCCACGATGGAGAGGGCCCAAACTTGATGATTACTGCAGAAAGTTTGGGAATTGTGAATAGCATAGTTTTCTCCAATCAACGAATAGATTTTGGGGAGATGAATGTTTTGCACAACATTTCTGATGCATGCATAAACATTGCTTATGCCGAGGGGTTTGGGTTGGCAACATTAGAAGCGATGCAATGCGGAAAACCGGTAATTGCCTTGAAGACGGGAGGGTTGACTAGGCAGGTTGTAGATCACCGTGATGATTCACAGAACGGAATTGCGCTAGAGGTTGATTTTAAGTCGTTGGTTGGCTCTCAAGGAGTTCCGTACATCTACGAAGACTATTGCAATGTTGAAAATGTCGCTGATGCGATATTCAAGATGTACGAAATGGATCCTAAGGAAAGAAAAGATTTAGGAGAGAAGGCGAGGAGATATGTGCATAGCGAATTTGCTCACCAAGACACTATCGACGCTTGGCACCACGAACTGCTGAAGTTGGTGGAGGGCTGGAAGGAATCGCCTCCTAAGCGTTGGGCTCTAGAGGAGATAAAAAATTGAAATCAGTCGTCATAAGAGCACCGATGTTGAGTAAATCTGGATACGGAGTGCACAGTCGTCAACTTTTAAGGTACCTGTTGGGGAAAACTGGCATAAACGTTACTGCACAAGTGGTACCCTGGGGAGTGACTCCATGGGATATAAACCCCGAAGCCTACGGAGGACTTGTTGGAGAAATAGTTAAAAGGAGTGCCACCGATCCTAATAAAAAATACGACGTTTCGTTTCAAGTTATACTGCCCAATGAGTGGGATGCTTCACTTGCAGAATACAACATTGGAGTGACTGCAGGGGTAGAGACCGATCGGTGCAACCCCATGTGGACCACTGTGCACTGCAGCAAGATGGATAAAATAATTGTACCGTCTCAGCATACTAAGGACTCGTTTATAAAATCCGCACGTTCTTCGACTGAGATACGTGTAGTTCCAGAGAGTTATTTTGAAGAACTATTGGATGAACCCTCCGATTTAGAGCTTGAACTTTCCACAGACTTTAATTTTTTAGCAATCGGTGTAATGACCGGGATGACCCCAGAGACGGATAGGAAAAACTTATTCTACCTCCTCAAGTGGTTCGTGGAAGAATTTAAAAACGATAAAGACGTTGGGTTGATAGTCAAGACTAATAGAGGTAGGGAGCACGCTATAGATAAAGTCAATACGCAGGTCCTGCTATCAAGGGTACTGAAGGAAGTTGGGCACAAGGGGACACCGAGGATTTACCTTCTCCATGGAGACATGGAGCGGCAAGAGATGAACTCACTATACAAGCACCCCGACGTCAAAGCCCTGGTGTCTGTGACGAGAGGAGAGGGGTTCGGGCTACCACTACTGGAAGCATCCGTAGCTGGACTACCAGTGATCGCCACGGAATGGTCTTCGCACGTAGAGTTTCTTAATTTTGGAAAATGGGTAAAATTGGATTACGAACTCTGTGAAGTCCATCAAAGCAGAGTGGATAACAACATATTCGTTCCTGGCGCTAAATGGGCCGAAGTGAAAGAGGAGAGTTTCAAGCGTGCGATTAGAAAATTTAGAAAAAGCCACGCAGTCCCTAAGGCCTGGGCACAGGATCTTTCGAATAAATTGAGCGAACGTTATTCTCACAAGAAGATCTGCATGCTTTACGAAGAAGTATTAGGTCCTATTCTATCTTGAATAGTTTTTTCCTGTATTTATCAATTTTCCTGGGGTCTCTACTGATAGTTTCTATTTTCTACGTTCTGCGTTTTGCCATGATAGTGCTCCAGTTCCAAGAAGTGCTAGAGGAGTCCCTGGACGTGATTGATGAAAAGTATGCTAGCATAAGTGAAGTTTGTGAGAGACCGTTGTTTTATGACAGTCCGGAGGTCCGCAGAGTGCTTAAAGATATCAAGGAGACGAGGGATTCGTTACATGGAATAGCTTTTACGCTATCGAAAGATTTTACTTTCGAGGAAGATGATTTGGAAGACCCGAAACATGCCTAGAGGTAGAAAAAAAATAAGAAGAACACCCGGGCGTCCACGCGACATGTATTTTAACATGGACACCCAAGCAGCCATCGTGAAGTACCAATCGTTGGAATGCGCAGAAACAAAGAAGAGCCTATACGTTGCAGAGATACTTCCTGCGTTTAATAAACTTTCGGAGAACCTGATATTCGTCTATGGGTTTAAATCCCCTTTTTCGTCTTTCGAGGAACTGAAATCTGATTGTGTTTCCTTCCTATATGAGTCTCTTCATAAGTGGTCGCCTGAAAAAGGTACTAAAGCGTTTTCATACTACAACGTGGTTGCTAAAAACTGGTTAGTTGCCAACTGTCGACAACACAAAAAAATAAGCAATCGCCACATTAGTATAGACGATCCAGGCGGTATGAGTTCGGCACAACAAGCTGCGTACGAAAAGCACGACTTCGTTCCATCCCCTGACGACCAGATGATAAAATCTCAACAGAGAGATGAGATACTTAAATTGCTGGATGTGATGAGAGTCAAATTGACTAACGAGAACGAACTGCTGTGTCTACAAGCCATAGAAACGCTCTTTGGATCCATAGAGCAGCTGGATCTACTAAGCAAGAGGGCGGTCCTCGTGTACATTAGGGAGATATCCGGGCTGGACAAAAAACAGATGGCCAAAGCCATGTCTTCCATACGAAGACACTATAGGCGCATGGCAGGTCCCGATACAGAATTTAATCTTTTTTAGGAGGTGAATCATGAGTAAACTCGATAAGCTGATCGACGAAAGAAACAGATCTGAAGAAAAAATAAAGGCGTTCAACGACCTGCTGGACGAGCTGTCTTCCACCAAGGATAAGAAAAAAGCGCTTTGGAAAGAAATATACGAAAATGCTGTAGCCGATCGCGAAAGGGCTTCCATCCTGTATACAGAGGCATACAAATCGATGACCGGCGGTACTGGCGACCACGTCACGATCGGAGGGGTGATGTCTAAGTATCTCGAAAGGATGTGTAAATCAAACCAACAGATATTGGCGTTGGCTGAGCTTATTGCAAAGGCGGAGAGAGCGGAGGAGCAGGTGGATTCCAATGACTTGTTCTCTAAGATAGCAGGTGAGTAATGGCAAATGGCAGCACATACGACTCTGACGCTGCTGTTTCTGGTGGCCACGGACAGGAAGATATTCCAGCATCCGTCACCTTAGAAGATCTTCAAGTCATAGAACAGGCAGTAGTAGTAGAAGTCATAGACGACCCATCGTTGATGTCGGAGGCTCGTTTGACGCTTGTAGGAGCATTGTATCAGGGAGTAGACTCTGCGTTTCTTACTACAGCAAAGAGCGCACCCCGTAATTCCGTGATAGCCATCTTGACGACTGCCGGAGCAGGTCGCACCAGTGCGCTGGGGGTATATTACCCGTTCTTCTCCTCTCATGTTTGTCTGCCTTGTAAACCAGGCGAAAAAGTTTGGGTCATTTTTCCCGACCCGGCCAACAAAAAAGGTCAGGGATACTGGCTTAGCAGAGTGAATGCTCCACTGTATGCAGAGGACGCGAACTATACTCACTACGATCGCACCCTCGGCCCCATAACTCCTGACGAGGCCAAAAAAAAACATGGGCCAATTGATGCTCCTAACCCAGGCTTCCCTAACGGGTTGGGACAACATGTTGGCGTCGGACCTGACCCTCCGGTCACGCTTCCTGGGATCAATGCATACGACAAGATTGTAGCCCGAGCCGCAGAAAATAAGAGGTTCATCGTGGAACCTGTTCCGCGTCTGACGAAGCGTCCTGGAGATCTAGTACTACAGGGTTCGCATAACTCTACCATCATCTTAGGGACCAGCAGAGGTTACAAATCCGATGAAACTGATGATAAGATAACCGGAGCTAGCTCGAACGCAGCTCTTCTAGATTCCGAAGGAAAGAGTAAAAAATTACCCCCGGGCAAGGGATCCATGGATCTGGTCGTTGGCCGCGGGAGACTGTTGGTGCTCGACGAAAGCAAGGACCCAAAAAAGGGATTTGGCTTAGCTGCCAGGGCGAGTAAAGATGACAGCACCGTAGAATCTAAGTGGCCACAAGCCCCAGGTATCAAGCTACAGAAGCCGCCTGGTAAAAAACCGAAGAGGACGCAGCCTGAAGTTGTACAGAATTCGAGGGCCGGGTATGAGACAAACAAGAACCCTTCGCTCTTGAATTCCGAAGTTTCAAACCGCAACGTTAACGTCTCAGAGGGTGATCCAGATTTTCTGGCCGATGCTTCCAGAGTCTATCTGACCATGGACTCCGACGCTGATAAGGACTTTGCTTTGGTCTATCCTAAGGTCCCCGGCGTAGGAGAACCCAACGAAGGTAAAGAGATAAACAAAAAGAAGCCGATCCACGCTGCGACAGTCGTCACCAAGGCCGATGAGATCCGGATCATCGCACGTCAAATAGAACCGAAAAAATCGGGCGGCGGCGAGGCCGGAATAAACGGCAGCATAAAGATCGTAAAAGAGGGCCTGGCAGACAACGAAGAGGGCAAAGGACGCGCATGTATAATCATGCAGCCTGACGGTGTCATAATGATCGACGGGCCCAAGGTAGTCATTGGCTCTGGGATCGAAAAAGAAAACGGAAAGGGCGCACAACTCTCTATAGGGTTAGGGGCGACCGAGCCGCTGGTGTTGGGAAACGAGCTGGACAAGAGGCTGGTTCAAATCTGTGATGTGTTAGACGCAATAATTGATCAATTTATCCAGCATATTCACCCCACCGGTGTTGGCCCATCAGGTCCCCCTAACCCACCAGTCCCAGGGAACCTCCAGACATTGTGGTCTAATAGCGATGGGGATGTGCAGACCATACGGAATGAAATAAAACTAATAAAGAGTAAAGTGGGTAAAACCAAATAGGGTGATGATTTGCCACTAGCTGATATTTCAACCTTAAAGTCTGACCTAGTGGATCTCTTTACAGATCCCCCGCCGGAAGAGCCGGCTATAGCCGAAGCGTGGGCCACCGCAATATCAAACTGGTTAAGCTCAGCTATAATACCTCCGGGAGGTACGCCGGCTAAAGCACAGATAAAAAGTGCGGTACAGGGCGCACTTCTAGGAATGAGTGCGCCTGGCGCTGGCAGTATGGCAATACCGAATGCATTCGTTGCAGGCGCAGCGGCGCTGGCAGCATCCCCAGCCAACGCACCCGGCATCACTGTTCCACCACCGATGCCTTTACCTTTGGTTCTGGGGCCGCCTCTTGGAGCAGAACCTGCTGCGGCATTGATAGCTTCTACTGCTGCAGCATGGATTATTGCTGGTACTTATACTGTCCCCCCGGCAAATCCGGTACCGTGGTCGTAGACAAGATAACCCTTATTGGTGTTTCGCTGTATAGAAGTTGCAAAGTGTAACCTCGGTAGTCTCAGCCACCTAAATAGTTAGTTACTGTAGAGGAGTACAATGAGTCAACTTCCCATAGCGAAAAAATACGATTTTAAATCGGTCGGCCGGATGCAGAATGAGTTCGAATCCGCCCTAGTGAATAAAGCTAAAAACTTACCTATAGGAATAAAGACACCTATGGAATTAAGCGTCGGCGGCAATGCTGGTCCGTTTGCAATGAGGGATAAATTAGCCGATCAAATAAAGGATAATTTTCGAAACATGCTATCCACCAATCATGGCGAGCGTTTGATGCTTCATGACTTCGGTGCCGACCTGCAACGTCTAGCGTTTGAGCTGTGCGCAGAGAACGGTGACACCAAAGCCGTAAATCAGATAAGGAAGACTACCGAAAAATACATGCCTTACGTTTCTCTTGACACCTTCGAATCATTCAGGGAAGAAGATGAAGTTAAATCCGACCTGGCCAACATAGGAATCAGGGTGATATTCGGTATTCCTAGGCTGGGAGTTACGAATCAGTGCATCGAAGTTATAATTTATAGTGCAGGGTAAATATGATAAAGGTTAAAAATAAGATACGCAAGGCAGCCAATAGGACATATCTCGCTAAGGATTTCGAAGCCTTTCGAAGCGAGCTATTAGAACATGCTAGGATATTTTTCCCGGACAAGATTCAAGATTTCTCTGAACCTTCTGTCGGTGGACTATTTCTGGATATGGCTGCGGCTGTTGGGGATTCGCTCTCCTACTACCTGGATCACCAATTCCGTGAGCTGGATCCACAACTTGCAGTCGAGCCTTCCAATATAAAAACGCATCTTCGGAACGCTGGAGTAAAAATTTTTGGAGCTGCTCCTGCAACCGTTACGGTGAAGTTCACATTTGACGTTAACGCCCAATTGTTCGCTGGAGGATACAGACCTGATTTAAATAACCTTCCGGTGGTGTTGAGTGGGACGAAAATAAAATCTTTGGAAGGCGTGATTTTTTCCACAGTGGACGACTTGGATTTCGCAGAACGTGATTTGATCGGAAACCTAGTGCATCAATATGTCGTCAAGACTGTTGATACGAATAACATCCCCCTCATCTATACCATGACCGCTGTGGTTGATGCTGTATCCGGTGAACAGGCGACGGAGACGTTTACTATTCCTGACACACACGTCCCGTTCCGAGAAATATCTCTTTCTAACGAAAATGTTTCCACGGTCATCAGCGTTAAGGATTCTGGAGGGGAAGATTACTACGAAGTTAAATCGCTTACGCAGGATTCCGTGTTTTCTTCATTGAAAAACGATTTTCCGGACTACGAGCTAGTGCCTAGGATGTTGGAAATAATTCCGGCTCCTAAGAGGTTCATCACCAAACACGATCCTACGACGCGATTGACTACGCTTCAATTTGGCTCTGGAGACGCTGAAACTCTCGACAACGACATAATTCCGGATCCTAGCGATTTAGCTTTGCCGCTTTATGGTAAAACTAATTTCAGCAGGTTTACCATAGACCCTAACTCCTTACTGCAAACCCACACACTGGGAATAGCTCCGCGCGGAACTACCCTCACAATCATGTATCGTTACGGCGGAGGACTTGCTCATAACGTGGCTAGTGACTCCATAAACGAGTTAGAGGATCTCATATTAGAGTTTCGCCAGACGGTTAATCCGGGCGGAGCACTTCGTGTGAGACAGACCATGGCCGTTAATAATGACTCGCCAGCAGCCGGCGGATCTGCTCCTCCCACCCTATCCGATCTGCAGCAGCTGATTCCAGCGGCACGACTCAGCCAAGATCGGGTTGTCACTAAGGAGGACTTGCTGGCAAGATTGTATACTATGCCGGCACAGTTTGGGAGAATATATCGGGCTGCAGTCGGCCGGAATCCTATCAACCCACTTTCTTCTATACTTTTCCTAGTTTCCCTGGATCGCTCCGGAGCTTTAGTGGCCGCTCCCGATAGTCTCAAAAAAAATATAAGCACCTACCTTAACGAATTCAGATTAATATCCGACGCAGTGGATATCCTAGACACACGCGTGATAAATTTCGGAGTCAGGTACACGGTTATCGTGGCTCAAAACGTGAACAAGATTCAAATACTCAAGCAGATAAACAACGCCCTTGCCGCTGCACTTCGAAGGAAGTATTTTCAAATCAACCAGCCACTGGTAGTTGATGATATCACCAATATAATCATTAACACGGACTTTGTTGTCTCTCTCACACGGCTCCAAATATTCCCCAGAGCAGGGACTGTTGAAGACAGGGAGTACTCTTCCTTCACTCTTCCTATTGAAGATAACACTAAGAACGGCATGATATTCGGCCCGGCCGGCTCCATTTTTGAGATGAAGTTCCCATCAGATGATATAATCGGTTCGGCACTGTGAGGAGAAGATGAAGATATTTTGTACGGCCAGTAGCGACGCATATATTACGGATAAAATAATAGATGGGCTGTTCAGGGCGGAAGATGCAAACGTCGGCCGCGCTGCTACGTTAGACCTCTTTAAGTTGTGGGACGAAACCAAGATGCAAGGCACCGGTAGTCTCAATGAGATATCACGCCTACTTGTGAAGTTTGATTACCAAAAAATCCACGATCTCACTGCTTCTAAGATAAATCTAGCATCAAAAGATTTCAGTGCGAGATTAAAACTTTTCGATATTAAAGCTGGTAATGCAGTACCGGTCAATTTTAACGTTGCTGTTTTCCCTCTATCAAAATCATTCGATGAGGGCCTAGGCCGCGATACTGCGTCTTTTTCGGACTTGAATGCCGTGAATTTCCTGACTGCTGCTTACGCTGATGGTGCAGACTCCGTTTGGAACCTTTCAGGAGCCGATCAGGTAGGCACTCTGGGTGCAGATAATCTAGATATTTTTTCTCAAGCAAATTTCTCCGACGGGAATGGACTTGTCAACGTGATAAAGTCCCAGACGTTTACTAACGGCACCGAAGATCTCACCGTCGATGTGACTACTTTAGTTTCTGCCACCGTGGCTGGCCAAATGCCAAACCATGGATTCAGGATATCTTTCAGCGGGAGCGATGAAAACGATAAAAAGACCAGGTTCGTAAAGAGATTCGCGTCTAGGCACGTGGTTGATCCGGTGATAAGGCCGCGGATAGAAGTATCGTTTGATGACAGCTTCCAAGACAACCACTCAAATTTCTTTTTCGATCTTTCAGGCTCGCTTTTTCTAAATTCATACGCTAGATCAGGAGCGGCTAACCTAGTGTCCGGCTCGGCCTTGACGGAAATTACTGGTAGCGATTGTCTTCATCTTAAGATAAAATCAGGGAGCTATGAGTTTGTTACTTCAGCCTCGCAGTACTCTGCTGGCACCATTCGTACCGATGGTACAAAATATGTCACTGGGGTTTACAGTGCTTCTTTCGCTATACCGTCTGACGACTCCACCGTTGTTAATTTTGCAACAACTTTGGCCCAGATGGTAGAAAGAACCGGGTCTATCACATTTGACGAATATTGGTATTCGCTGGACGGCCAAGTTGGTTTTCATACCGGCTCTATTAAGGTGTCTAGCCTACCGAGATTCTCCGCTAATTTTACATCACAAGAACCCAACATTCACGTAACGAATGCTAGAAGTCAGTATTCCAAGAGTTCGGAATATAGATTTAGGATTTTCGGTAGAGACCTCAAGCAGGAATTTACCGCAGCAGTCCGAAGACCATATAGCCTCCCGCCTGTGATCTTCGACGAGGTGTATTATCGTGTCAAGGATGCTGACAGTGGAACAGTGTTTTTTGATTTCGATGAAACCAATAACTCCACGCGTGTGTCTACCGATAGTGAGGGTATGTTTTTTGATTTTAATATGAGCGTCCTTCCGTATGGAAGATCTTTTTTGTTTGAGTTTCTAATAATCAACCGCGGCGTGCGCACGATAAAGGCAGACTCTAACGCTAGATTTACAGTGAGGTAAAAATTGGCAAAGAGTCCAAATACTTTCCAAGATCTTCTCTTTAAACCTAGCATAGTCAGAGGTTTGAGGAGGGGGAACACAGAGACCCCCAGCGTGACGTTGGCAGGTGATGGCACTGGTCAAAGATCAGCGACGCAAGATCCCAGCGGTACTTTCCGTTATGATCCGCCCGGCTCTCCGTTGAAAAGTACGCAACAGGTTAATGTTGATTTTTCTCAATTCGAGAATCATACGTTTTTTAATTCAGCAGAGATGAAAGTACAGTTCGCGTTTGAGAAATTAGTCAACGGCTTTCCTTTTGATGGAACCAGAGCGGAGTATGATAATTTTGTTGATTCTCTGTCTGGCTTCCAAAGATACGTGTTGGGCGAATTCCCTAAATCCAGAGGCTATCTCAACTTCAAACGGCAGAATGAGTTAGGAGTTGAAGTCAATAACTTCTTATCGGTCGCAGGTTATGACGGAGTGAGTTCCATATCGTCTAACCGGCCTGGTACCGGTGCGTACGCTTTAGATCTTAGCAACTCTCCGTTTACGGTAGAGTTGCAGCTTCTTTTACCTGAAGAAGCAAACACCGACAGCGTGATCGTTCAACAAACTGGTAAACTCGAAGCAGCAAATAGAAGCAACACTTCAGGCATTACTTTAGGGCTGACCGGTTCCCACCTAACAACAGAGGGGACGATACTCGCACTAGTGAGCTCTGCCTCTGTGCATATTAGTGCCAGTGCCGTCCTGCAGAAGGGAGAGTTCCACCACGTGGCAGCAGTATACGACAGGGATGTCACGGGAAGGCTTTTCCTGTACGTAGATGGAGTGAAGGTGTCATCTTCCAGCGTCGCTGTTTTTTCGGACTTTGCAGCGAAGTCGGATCCACTCACGGTGGCTTCGGGCTCTAAACATGGGTTCGGTTCTCTCTACAATTTTACTCCCACACAGCAGCTGTCGGGAGCCGTAGACGAGCTGAGGGTTTTTACCTCAGCCCGAGGTGTTGCTGATCTAAGGAAATACTCGCGTAGAACCATCTTTAGACCTACAGATGGAAGTCTTAGGCTGTATTATCGATTCAATGAACCGGACGGTTCATTCTCAACAGCACAAAATCAAGATTTGATCTTAGACTACAGCGGCAACGGTTTGCATACGCATGTGCAGATGGGCAACGGTACCTTTGACATGTCGCTCCGTTCTACTTCTTCGGTGCCCGTACCACTTACGGCTGAGAATGCAAATTATTCCCCTGTGCTGTTTCCGGGGTATAGCCCTCTTGTTAGCTTGAATACCAGGTTGTTGACGTCGGCCAGTCAGTATGATTACAACAACCCCAATCTCATCACAAGGATGATTCCTAAGCATTATCTCCGAGAGAGTCAGTTCGCCGACGAAAACGGCGAACTTTCTCAAAACTACGGATATACGGCTGATATTCCGGGAGCCGGAAGAATGCCGGCGGCACAGGTCATTGCTTCAACGCTTTATCTGTGGGCTGAAACGTTAGACGACGTCAAACTTTTTGTTGATTCTTTCGGCGATCTACTGTCCGTAGATTACATATCCAATCGTACCATAAGTGATCAATTGTTGCCTTTTTTGGGAAAATATTACGGTATAAACCTCTCCAACACTTTCGCGAACGCGTCGATGGAGCAGTATTACGGAGGCGAAGACCTCCTCGTTAACGATTCAGTCCCAAGCCAATCGTTGGCTCAATTACAGAATGCATTGTGGCGGCGCATATTAACAGACCTGCCTCATTTGGTGAGCTCACGCGGAACCAGAGGTAGCATAGAAGCCGTATTGCGTAGCATGGGAATCGAGCCTGGTGACTCTATTCGCTTTAAGGAATACGGCGGCAGCACGACTAAGAGTATTAGCGACGCCTTTGTCAGAAAGGTGAAAATTGCAGCTATGTTGGATTTTTCTGGATCCCTAAACGCTGCGGGCACCCTAGACGGTTCTGGAAGAGGATCCAACCGCCCTCTGATCTTAGGCAGCTATCTCTCTGGTAGTAGAAAAGCTCCGGGAGCTCCCAACATTCGTGGTACGTTTGTAAACGGCGTCTCTAACGATCCGCGCGACGGTTTGATGACTAGCGGATCCTGGACTGTCGAGGGCGTTTATAAGTTCGGTGGATCTACAGATCATCCGTTGACGCAGAGCCTCGTGCGCCTCCAAAGTACTGGCAGCCGTAACAACGGCACAGCAAACAATTGGCTTCTCTACAACGTCTTGGCCTTCGGCCCAGATACTGGTATCAGCACAGGTTCGATCTCCGTTTTCGGACGTCCTGTTAGTGGATCGAGCGCCTCTACTATGAAATTGACTCTTTCTGGAGTCAATATATTTGATGGTAAAAAATGGTACGTTAGTTTCGGACGCACACGCAACGACTTGACTGGCTCGTATGTGTCTTCCAGCTATTTTCTCCGTGCCGGACGTATGGGAAATTCTACCGTGGAGAAATTTTCTCAAATGGTTGAATACTTCAACGACTCTGGAGACAGCGTACTCAATCGTCTGACGGGAAGCATCAACGCTTCCGGTTCCTTTATTGCAATAGGCACTCAAAGCTTGAAGTACGATTCTTCCTTGGCTGCTGGAGGGTTCCTAAACTCTCTGTCCTCCGTAACGCCTAAACACGTAGTTTTTTCTGGAAAGGTTTCTAATGTGCGCTTTTTTACTAAAGCCCTCACAGTAGACGAGACTCTCACTCACATAAAGAATTTTGAGTCAGTAGGAGTCGAAGATCCATCCCTGAATTTCAATTTCAATACTGCTGATAGTGGGAGTTTTGCGCGCCTTCGAGTAGATTTATCGTGCGATCAACCTATAACTAAATCCAATTCAGACGGTACGTGTACCGTGTTTGATTTCAGTCAAAACAGTCTCCACGCCTTCGGGACGGGGTTCGTAAACAATGCGCAGATAATAGATCCTGAGCGATTCGATTACGTGTCTATTTCGCCTGATTTTGTGGACGGTAGTGCGCCCAATAAGATAAGAGTGAGGAGCTACCAAGATGCAAAAAACATAGAGTTGGCTGGACCCGGAGTTTCGATAGCGCCCCTTTACGACATTCCAGAAAATGAATCGCCGAAAGATGATCGAAGGTTTGCAGTCGAGATGTCGTCGGTTCAGGCATTGAACGACGACATCGTGAGGATTTTTTCAACGCTGGATTATCTAGACAACGCTATTGGTGATCCAGAGCTTGTGTTCTCAGAGGAATATAAAAAATTAAGGCATTTGAGGGGCATCTATTTTAATAGACTTACCGAAAAAATGTCCTATAAGAAGTTTTTCGAATTCTTCAAGTGGTTCGACAATGCGATCGGAGATATCATAGAGGAGATGGTTCCGTACACCACCGATTACTTGGGAACTAATTTTATAATAGAGAGTCACATGCTAGAGCGGTCTAAATTTACGTACCGCTACAGCGACATGTACGTGGGCATCATCAATCGGCCCGAGGCTTCAGTGATCTTCTTGCAGCAATTTTTAGGGGCGATAAGGAAGTTTTAAATGTCTAAATTTCGTTACGCAAGATCTAACGGAGAGTTTTTACCTACCCGATTCACCGATCGAGCCATATCGGGTAATCCCCAGTTTTTTACCATCCAACAAGCTTATAATCTCTCCGTAGATTTCATCTCTGGCACTTCATCGCCACAAAACAGTCTTATGAAGGATGAGTTGCTAGCGGGATACAAAGGTTCAACTCGGGGCGCACCTTTCGTTTGGTGGCGACTCAACAAGGACGTGTCCTCCGCTGGAGACGCTGCCGATAGCATAAACGGCACATATCCCCTATCTCCTCCTTCGGCGGCTGACCGCCCAGGTTTTAGCTCCGGCGACTCTCCTAATCTAGAATACATTCAGACCGGAAGTTGCTCTTTTTCTGGAACTCAATTTTTGGAAGCGGGTAGCAACTCAGCCTTCAGTTTCGGAAACGGGACTCGTGACCTTCCATTTTCCATTGCGTGTTGGGTCAAGTTTTCCGCTGTGGGCAGTAGTGAGTATCTGGTCAGTAAATACAATGACTCAACCTCAGAAACAGAATTTATTTTCCATAAGCCCAGCACTGATAAGATAGTGCTAGAGTTTTTCGATGACAGCACGGGGGGCAACGTACAAGCCCTTACGTCGACCACAGTTTCCGCTGGATCTTGGCTTCACCTAGCAGCCACGTATGATGGTCGCGGCGGCGCCGCAGCCGGCGATGGAATCAAGATATACATAAACGGATCCCAAAAGGCGACATCGGCCATTGACGATGCGGATTACGTTGCTATGGAAGATACTGCAGCGAATTTAGCAGTCGCAAATAGAGACGATGAAAGCGGTTCTCTCGCGTTCTCTGGCAACTTGGCTGACGTCGCCATGTGGGATCGCGCCCTGCTTTCTTCGGAGATCGTAAACCTTTATGGAGTCGCCATCGGCGGCGCCTATAGGCTCGTACGTCGGTTTGACCAGATATCGCCCGAGAATGATACCAGGCTCCTAGGTAGTGCCACTGGCCGCCGGGGGTTTGACACAACTAGCTTCCCCAGTGACATGCTGGATGGATTCCGCCAGGGAGTGAACGTCGTCACTGACAAGCAACTGAACGGATTCCTGGGTTACAAGATCCGTTCGAACAGCGATTTTATCACGACATTGGACGGCAAGGACGTCTCGACCAGGTACTTCGACGACTCTTTGACTCCCGTGATCATTCCCGGCCGTCGGCTATTCGGCACGTATATACACACTCAATCCATACAGGCCACCATGGCCCTCACAACTGCATCAGCCGCCGGACCGGTGGAGGAATACTCAGCCGGACGTTTCACGACGACGGGACGACTAACAGACCTCGTCGGAGGAGAAAGGACTGGTAGATGGATAGGATTCAAAGGGGAGTTCTCCGGGGGCATCTTCGTCGAAGGCGGCCGCGAACACGGCCAGGGGGTGTACCAAGCGTTCAACATGCCCATGGACATGG